AAAGATTTTTTAATTAAATGGTATAGATTTTTTAGTTAACTTATCGGAATCAACATACTCGGCCCAGCTTTTACCTATTTTCCATGAGCCGTCCTGTTTAAATACGACTACTGCATTGTCTAATTTAGGAGAGGCCTCATTTCCGAATCTAGCATCCATTTCATAAAGTACGTAAACCTCAGTCTCTAATAGTCTTGCTAGTTCAGAGAGTTCTTCTCGACTTAATGTTAAGTCAATATCGCCGTACCAAATCTTTCCTTCATTTTGTGTGCAGACGTTTGCATTAAATACTGCAAGGTTTGTTGGATATCGGCTAGAGTACCCGCTCTTTGAGCCAGAGATCATTCGGCCGTTCATGCCTAATATTTTGCTGGCAGTTTCTTTAATTACTTTCATTTTTAATTATTTCCTTTAGTCTTTTAATTTCTTCAATAACATCATCTCCTAATTCAATTTTTGACATCATAGTCAAATCAATGATTTGAGATTCGTACAATTCGATCAATTGATCCTTTGCTGTTTGTATATTCATAAGTTTATTTTACTTTAATGCGGTTTTAAGGTTCTTCTTTAGTTCAACTAAATCTTCTCTGTACATTTCGATCGGCTCTTTCTTTTTAATCTCAGCCAATTCAGCCTTCTTTTCAGCAACCTCTTTCAGGAGCTGGTCGTAAGTTTCTTTGGTTAATGAATGAATTGGCATGTTCAGTAGATAATTGTACGATCCATTAACTTCATCGAAACCTGCTGTCTGTAAGTAGCCAATGATTTCTTTACGAGGAACATTATTGATCTTTAGTTTACCATCAATGATTAGCTTTACGAACTTTGCTCTGTTTGATAAGTACACCAACTCTTCGCCGTACTTCTTGATTAGGAATGCCTTGCGCTTTGAATAGAAGCCTAATCTGAAATTAACGAAGTAGTCCACAACTTGTGAAACATCTTCGAATATGATTAGCTTGCCCTTTTCATTTAAACAGGTTAAATTCTCAGTCTCAGTCTCAATCATCTTTAGCGTCTGATCCAATTTACCCTTTGCAATTAAGTCAGCGAGAGTTGCTCTTGCGAATTTGATGGTGTAATTGATTCCGTCAGTTGAGTTATCCTCATAAGAGTAAATGATACCCCTGTCTTGTAATGAGTTAAGATGAGTCTCATACTTCTGAAAGGTCATTGACGGCGGAAGCTCGGTGATGTTGACTGTTGTAGTATTTTGAATCTCATAGACTCCACGCATTACGTACTGATTAGTTCCAGTAACGTTCTCGACTGGACCAGAGTATTCCTTCCACCAAGGTAGGAGCTTACCAATCCTTTTTCCGTCAAGCACCTTTAGACAAGAGTCAACAAGATCAAGAGGATTTCGGTTTAGGATATTAGTCGCGAATCCAACTGCAATTCCTGAACTACCGTTTAATAAAACGGTTGGAATGATTGGTAAAAAGAATTTGGGTTCAATCGTATTACCCTCTTCTATCTGATTTTCCAACAGTTCAAAGTCTTTATATAAGAGTCTGAAATTACTGGTTAATTTAGTAGAGATGTAACGAGCCGCACCAGCCTCAGGCGATCTTAGCGAACCGAACTGGCCAATCTCATCTAGGAGAGGTAGCGAATTCTTGAATGATTGTGCCATACCAATGATTGCACCATTTAATGAGCCATCACCATGATGATAATGGGCATCAGCTGCAATCTTACCGCCTAGCTGAAATATCTTTAGTGGTTTCTCATTTCCTGATCTCCAAACTTTATCTGCAATGTAAATGATCTTACGTGCAGTAGGTTTGAAACCGTCAATCACCGAGGGAATTGCTCGATTTTCTAATGTGTACATACCGTACATCGCATAGTCCTGATCTAGGTACTCAGTAACTGTTTTGCTATTCTTTAAGTGTGTCATCCGTTAATATTATACTTTAATTGATCACCAATAGTTTGTACTTTTTCTAAAGTGATCTAGGTTTTTACGATTAAGGTAGTTAGTTAATATAAATCTAAACATTCCAAAGTAACCCATTTTTTTAAAACGCCTATCGTCTTGAGTAACTCCATCTGATAGTATTAAAAATCGGTTCTTTGCTATATTTTTAGATAGTAGATAGTCTTCTGAATGTTGGACGCTCTCATCAAATTTACCAAATTTTGTATAGGTTGATTTTCTAATTAAGAAGAACACTCCTGGACAAAATGATTCAGGTAAAATCGCTTGAATAAGTCTAAATAACTTATGTGCAATCCATACTTTAGCATTAGGTTCAGCCGGTTTAACTGTGCATGTCATTAGTTCGTAGGTTCCAAATACTGTACGGTAAACGCAATTAAATAGAGTATCAGCATTTAGTAATTGAGTATCAGCGTCTATGAAAAGTAGCCAATTCGTAGTTGCTAAATTTGCTCCAGAGTTTCGGCCTATTGCAACTGGACCTCCATCAATTATTTCAATTAATAGTTTGCTATTTTTCGCAAAGTCGTTAATTAAACTCCGAGTAGAGTCAGTTGAGTTTGCATCAGCTATTATAACTCGTAAGCCTTCTGAATATCTTTGTCTCTCAATTGATTCTAGCGTTTTAACTATGTAAGCCTCTTCGTTCTTACAGGGAATTATAATGGTTAAAATGTCCTTTATCATAAATGATGTAACTGTTATTTTCTATCCAATCTCCACAGTTAAGATAGTGAATTGAATTAATTTTTCGATCTTCAGGTTTATGTATGTGTCCGCAGATAACGCCTTTACAGCCTCTGCTTTTTGCTTGATAAACTAATTGATCTTCAAATGAAGTAATGAATTTGACTGCACCTTTCACTGAATCTTTTGCCCATTTAGAAAGAGATTTTTTATATCCTAGACGTTTCATAAACCGATCAAGGGTAATTGCTAATTCATAACCGACTGATCCTAAATGAGCTAGCCATTTTAAGTTAACGACTCCATCATATAGATCTCCATGAGTTATGTAATAACCATTCCAGATAACTTCATCCACGATTTCGATATTATTACCTAACGTCTGTGGAGAATAGTGTCTTAAAAACTCATCGTGATTTCCGGTAATATAGGTTACATGAGTTCCCTTCTTTGAATAGGACAAGATCTTTCTGATTACGTTAGTGTAGTCTTGAGTCCAATAGTGTCTCTTCTTTAGGAGCCAACCGTCAATGAAGTCTCCTACTATGAATAGTCTTTTAGGTTCGTACTTCTTTAGAGTTTCTAATAACTTGGCTGCGTTCGAGCCCTTACTTCCAAGGTGAACATCTGATATGAATAGTGCTTCAATTTTCATAATTTAGTTTAATGCTAGACAGACTTGTGTTAGAAACGTATGGTCCGGCGGTAATTGTATAAGCTCAGCAATATGGTTCTGATTAAAGGCTTCAGCCTCTTGTGGATTACGATTTCCCCAAACGGTCGCTTGATCGAAATGGTTTAACTTAGCTAATCTAACTAACTCTGCATAATCCTTATCTCGTAAATGACCTTTAAGTGGCATAAGACCGCTGACACAAGTATTCCAGTTTAATTTCCTACCATCGTACGTTATCCAATAGTAATCCATATCGTCTTCGCCGACTGCGACAAGTCTTTCAATATTCCAGCTTGCATTGATTACAAATTGGCCTTTGAGTTTCTCAAACTCAGCAAGTATTAGCGTTTTGTTGTCCATATATTTGAATTATTATCTAAAAACGTAAACTAGAGTACCGCCCTTAACCAGGTCAATTATCTGCCGGTTAGTTTCATCAGGCGTTGCGAAACAGCCAGCAGACCAAGCAAAGTCCATTTTCTTATTTGAATGGAAAATTATATTTCTGGAATAGGCATTTGAATTTTGAGATTCAAGTCCACGAACGTACATTGAATAACCGAACTTTCCGTATTTCGTTCCGCCAGTTATATAAGCACCTAGACTTGACTTTTCTGAACCTGGTACATTACTAAAATCGGTGGCATGAATTAATCCGCTGTTGTATGCATGACTTACTCTTGACGATATTACTATTCTTTTTTTGGCCATGTCAACTACATAAAGTCGGTCGGCTAAAATTGATTTAGAATAGTCAATTATGACCACGTAATCTCGTTTTTTAACATCGTACTTTTTTGACATCTCGGTTGCTAAGTTAATGACTCTTGAGTCAGTATCACAAGAGAATCCCATGCAGGTCAATACGGCCAGCAAAAATACAATAGTAAATAATTTCATATAAAAAGTTTTTAATGGTGATTAAATTTTACCAATGTCAAAAGTTATAGCGGTTGGATTTTGGGCTGTTTTCCACAGCTGACTCACCAAGCTATTCTCGTTTGGTTTTTTATAATTTACCAATAATTCAATCGATTGTTTCTTATTGGCTGCCAACCAAGTACCATAGAACTTTGCAAAATCTTCCATTTGATCGGTCAGGTCGATGCAGCCATGAGAACCGGCAAGGGATCCGCCGTGTACGTAAAAGCTTCCACGACCATAAGTCTCTGTTCCTGGCGCGATCTTGATTGGGGCCCTAAAGTTACCCCAGCCTATTTTACTGTAAAGTGTGTCAGCCTGAAACGCTTTGTCAGCATCAGTCTTTGCGCTTGCAGTACCGGTAAATTGATTCCATAGAGCTTCAAGCGAACCAATTTCAGATTTATCACCCACTCGAGTTTCAATTCGACCGACTGTGTACTTTCCTGGTGGAATTGGACCGGCGTTTTTATCCTTGGACCATTCTTCTGGGCTCTTGACAAGACGGCTAATTAGTTTACCCCAATCTCCAGGAGGTGTGTTTCTCCAAGTCAAACCGCTAATTGCTTTCCATGCTTTAACGACAGCGCCATTAACAATCCATTTTAATTGATCTCCATCAAATAGTAGTGAGGCATTTGGTATCAAGACCTGGTCCGTACCAACCTTCTTTTTAGCAACATCCTTGCCTGCTTGAGAGGTTGCAGCTAATGAGTCAGCTGCCTCAGCTATCAACTGCGAGGCTTTAAAATTGTTGAATGACATTATTTGATTCATGGAAATCTGTATTTTTCAGGGTTATTTATTCACAGGTTTTACTAAAATCGATCAATCTAGTAAGCAGGTTTATTAAATTGAAAGCTTGAGCAGCTTTTCCTTACGAGGTTCAGAGTCTGATCCGAACCAATCGCTTAGGCTATCTTTGTATTGCTTATCGTTCTGTAATTTAACCAGGACCGGATTATGAATAATATCTCGATATTCAACGTCTTCCAAGGCAGCAAGACCTTTCTTGTATTCAACATCCCAGCCCTTTGCACCAGTTCGCTTTTCCCATTCAGAGTACTCGTCGTTTGAATAGAATGGCTTTACCTCCTTGCCCTTCTTTGCAACGACCAATGGGGTCATTACCTTGAAGACCCGGTTCTGTTCAAAGAGTTCCGGCCAATACTTATTAAAGAAATTAATTAGTAGACCGGCAATTGAGTCTCCGTCCGGATCAGCATCAGTATATATGTACACTTTTCCATATCTCAGATCACCCGGTTCCTCTCCTAATTTAATTCCTAATGATGCCATAAGCTGGACGACCTCATCATTCTGGATGACCCCAGAGTTTGTCATCTCGCTAACGTTTAAGAACTTACCCTTTAGCGGAAAGGCTCCGAACGTTTGCGGATCTCTGAACTTACGTACAGCCGAAAGCGCTGACATTCCTTCAAATATTCCAAGCACGCATTTATTACGGTCCTTGCCCTTTGCATCAATTAACTTAAGCACTTTAGTGCTGGCTAAAGATTTATTAAGCTTACGAAGTTCAGCACGTTCTTCAGCACTTTTTTTCTGTTCAATCCAATCCAATAGAGACTGAATTACTTCTGATCCAAAAACCGCTTTTGCGAATTTCTCAGTAACTTCATGCTTTGTACCAAAATCCTTGGGCTCAGTGATTAACTTTTCTTTGGTTTGAGATGAGAATGCCGGATTGATTACGGTACAGTTTATGAAAAGAAATACATGGTTCTTTATTTCAGAAGGTTTAACATCGACCTTGTGTTTTTTCTTAATCATGGCCCTGAGATACTCAATTACCTGATTTAGGACATAGCTCTCATGAGTTCCTCCGTCCTTTGTGTGGATTGAATTAACGAATGATACTGATTGGAACCCGTCCTTTGAAACACCAAAGGATATTTCCCAATCCTTTGATCTTTCCCAAATTGAATCGTTTACGTAAAGATCAACATATTCCTTAAATGTTTTAAACTTATACTTCGCGCCGTTGAATTCAAGCTTAAGACCTGGATTCGCGGCGGCAATATCGATTACTCTTTTACGCATCATCTTACAATGAGCATCATCGATCTTCTTCATTTCAAATCTTGACAGATCTGGAACGTAGGTTATTTCAGTAAAGCCTTGAGAGGTTTTGCTGGTTTTTGGAGTCGTTCTCTTTGACATATTATCGGTGAACGTCTGTAAGAATCGATTCCTTCCGTCTGCTGTGTCAATCACGAATCTCTTTGAGAAGATATTAACAAGTGAAGCTCCAACTCCATTCGTTCCAGCAACGGTTCTGCCCTCATCGTCATTGAAGTTTGAGCCAGCTCTTAAGTTAGAGAAAATTAATTCAGGAATCCAGACTTTATGATCAGGATGCTGTACCACTGGAATTCCTCCATTGTCCCATACCGTGATGGTGTCTGCACTCACCGATACTTTAATTGTGTTAATTTTACCGGACCTTTTATGCTCGTCAACTGAATTCGAAATGATTTCGTCAAACAGTTTTAGGAAACCTGGATTATAGGTTAACTCCTCTTTTGAATAGAGGCCGTCTCCGAGAATCCATTCGTTTGCGGTGTGGGGCTTTGTGGAGCCGATGTACATTCCAGGTCTTTTAAGAACGTGTTCAATCTCGTCTAGTAGCTGGTATTTCTTTCCTATTTCTTTAGTAGATGCCATATAGTTTCTATTGTATCTGATTTTTTATAAAAAGTTTTATCTAAATTGTATCATGCGGCTTTCTGCGTATTTAATCAATGATGGGTCTGCTCCCGGTAAATTCTTTAGGAACTGCCATTCGTACATGTATGCCAAGTGCTCCTCCTTTCTGGCCGGAAGAGTGTAACCTTTCATTGCTAATCTTAGGTGCAAGCTTTCATGTACCAAGACTGCTGCAACATTTTGAATTCCCAATCTAACATCGTTTGCTGAAACAAAAATGGTTCCCCTCTGATTCAAGGAACCTTCACAACTTGAAAAGCCTGCATTGAAAAATGAGACTGAATCACAAACTGTAATCAGTCCGGTGTAGTAAAAGCTAGGTGAGGTCTTGATTAGAGAAATTGCTGAATCGACTGTGGCTCTCCAATTATCCCCAGCCTGGTCAATGACGATTTGTGCATGGGATACACCGGTTACTGCCAATAAAATTAGCGTTAAAAATAGTTTTCGCATAATGTTATTATACTAAAATTAAGGTATCTTAACTCCAGGAATTCCCATTAACTGGCTACTTAATGCTCTAAGCATTGGGATATGATTTGAGAACTTAACTGTCTCGAACCAGAATGGAGTTTTGGTTTTTGAATTTAGAACAACTTGGTAATCGCTAAGACCTGCGTATTTCTGTAGAGTTTGAGGATTGAATATTACGGGTTTTGCAATCAGATTTCCATTCTCCTGACGAATCATCATTGGCGAAGAGAGTCCAACCATGTGTACCCAACGACCAGCTCTTTCAACTTCTCTAGCCCAATCAACATAGAATACGAAAAGTCTGCGACCTCCCTCAACATTGGGACCCATGACAACAATCGTATTACCCTTACCGAAAGAAACGGATTCGTCTACTACATCAGTTTCAGTAGAGAACTTAGAGTCAACTGCATTTGAAGGTTCAGAATAAATATGAGAATAGGCTTGAGACTTTAGGTCAATTAACTTTCCGATCCAACCTTCATTACGTAATCTCTTAAACACCAGATTCTCAACTGAGAACTCTCCGCCCTTATGCGCAAGCTGTTCGTCCCTTGATCTTGAGATCTTTTTCTTTAGAACGGATGCACGTTCCATAATATCGCGAGCCTCTTCAGGACCAGCCTCTTGAATCTCGTCCATCATTTTCTTGATCGCATAGATGTAATGGTCAGATTTTAGCTGAACGTCTTTTGGATCTACACTAGGCGGATTATACGCAGGTTTTCTAAGCCATTCTCCCTTTAGTAGAGAATAGAGACCTGATGCCAAGTGTAATTGATTTACGTCCTGTGCGTACAGTTCAACATCATATCCTCCAATATTTACTGGATGACGTTGATTCCATACGGTCTTTAAACCTTCCATTGCGATCTTCACTAGTTCAACGTCCTTGTTTATCTTGGAAAGATCCATGATAACATGCACGTCAAAGTCAGAGTGCTTGGTCCAGTTATAATTAGCTAGGGATCCAGTAAGTTGGATATCTTCAATTGGAGCACTAACCTTTAGGTCCTCATAGAAGTCATGAGCAATTTGCAGAAGCTTGGTTCTGAGCTCAAGGTTAAGGTCTTCTCCATCCCAGACCATTGGATTCAATTGATCTTGGTAGAATTGGCCCTCATTTATGAATTCGGTGAATTTAAACAGTTTCATCTAGATTATTTATCTAAGCCTCTAATCTCTCCTGGACGTATGGGCTTACGTATTTTGCCCATAACGCCGGATCGTAGTCGGTTTTCGTATCAGATAGGAATTGATGGAACCTGTTATAGAAAGGCTCGATCACGGACTGACCGCAACGATTCAAGGGTTTTGCCGAAACATCAGTAGATGCAACCTTGTGATTGTCAAAATTAGATGGATTATTAATATCGCCTGACTGCTTGTGACCTGCCATGTCTAAAGGATCTGACCAGTTAAAACAATAAGATGGGATATAGTGGGTAAAGTGTTCGTCCAAGTGGTTCTCATCCCTAAGCTTGGTGTACCAGCTCAAACCCTCGTAACCTGTCATATCATCCCTAAACCCGATTTCTCTAATACGATTCATCTTTACGATTACTGATGCCTCTAGCGTATTTCGAGTAAGTTCAACTTTATGTGGAGTCGCGAAGATGCTTTTTTCAGGCTTCCATGCATCCTTGCCGTTTGCAGAGATTCCATCAACCGCTTGACGAATATGCCAAGGCAAGTAAGCATCGTCATCATCAGCTAACATGAAGTACTCACCAGTTGCATGAGTTACGGCATCTCTGCAAATGGCTCCACGGTTAGTGTATGATTTGCCAGTCACATAGTCAATATCATTATTGAAAAGCTTTATGTTTAAGGCAGTCAGGTCAGGATCAAGGGCCATTGGATTCTCGATGTCGGTGTTGAAGATAATTAATTCCTTATGTAGATAATCCTGTTGAATGAATTGTTCTATGATTCTCTCAACACAGCGGTATCTGCGATACGTTGTGCAAACGAAACTTACTGTCATCTTTGTAGTAATCTATTTTTGGTTTTCTAAATATTTATCGAGTCCAGTAAACGTCGCCGTCGACTAGGGCCTTAATGATGGTCTCATCCTTCATGATAGAATTGATGTAGGCTTTTGGATTCTTTACATTATTGTAAATTCTTTGAGTTCCATTTAGATAAACGACGGTCACTGAGTATCCGCCGGGTCTAAGACTTAGCTCGTTGGTTCTAAATCTTTCGTGTACGATTATTGTTTTTGACATATTTCTTATTTTCAGGTTAATAAATTTCGGATCATTCCCAATAGCATTATGAATACGGTTATTGGCCAGGTTAGGATGACTACTACTCTAGCTATTAGAGTTTTAGGAATTTGTCGATTTGCTTGCCTAGATTCAATGTACTCAATGAATGCTCCCCAAATGAGGCCAAGTATTAAGTAGGTTGCTAGGTCGTGTAATAAATTAGTTTGCATATAAAATTGTTGGATTATCTTTGTGAACGTCTATTTTTGGATATAGGCTTTTAAATTTCTGAAGATTGAACGGTCGGCAGATCAAGTGAATTCCATTCTTGCTATTGACAGTCCACATAGTATCGTCTCTATCCGTGTCAGCGATTAGAGTTTGCACTAAGTGGATTACTTCATTGATCGCCCGATCGTGATCTCCTTCAAGATCCTTATAGTCAATATCAATTATCCAGGTTTTGTCGGGATCCGAATGATAGGTGCCAGCCGCTGAGTCAAATGCTTTTCTTACTGCTCGGTAATTACCATCCTCTATGTAACCGGCAATCATCTTCAAAGCTTTGAGCGAGGTCTTACGATAGCTTCGGCGATTGAGTCTGAAATAGGCTCTAGCATTATTGTCTTGACACTGCTTGACTACATCGGGCACAAGCTTGTCAAAATGGTCTAATGATTTGACACAGTAATTCGCAAGAACAATCATGTCCGTGGCCATGTTAGGATTATCCTTACGTCTCTTAAAGATCTGTAAAAAGTAGAAAATATCTTCAGAATCAAATTGTAACATTGATCTGATCTGCTCAGTATTATTGACCATACTGGCTTATTATACTAAATATTGGGCAAAAAGGTTACCGCGTATATTAACGCACAGCGCGATTGTGAACAGTCAATCTTGGGTCGTCTAGTAATTGTTGTATTTCCTGGTCAAGAGGACTTGTCGAGTACACTACTAGTTTTGCAGGTTTATCAGTGGTTAACCGTGTTCTAAATGCATTTGTTGCTTGTGTGATCTCAAGCATAGTCCATCCGACCAAAGACTGAATCTTGTCTGACCATTTTCTGATCTGATAATCGTTTGCGTCTGGCATTCTTTGCTTAATAAATTCAGTTATAACTTTCGTAAACTCAGACTCTGCTCGTTGTCTTGAAAGAGTTGATTGAATTGTACGCTTTGCTGTAAAATTATTGGTTGTAAAGTCAAGCGTGTTAGAGACCCATGCCATTGCCTGCTTGAAGAAATTGATCTCTGATAAACTGGCGTCAAACCTTTTCATTTGCAGATTCATGTCCCGGTAGCCAGTTTTAGGAAAGATTCGTTTTACTACATTAACATTTGCAAAGAACCCTATCGCAAAGTCAGTCTTGATATTTCTATCAACCTTCTTTGAAAAGACTAGTGTGTGATTGAGTAGTTGAGTAACGGATGATGATAGAAAAACGCCTTTCGCAACTAGTGCTGCATATTCCGGAGAATCAACAACTTCAATCAGCCATCGGAATTCAGGTTTCTTTCTAAGATCTTCAAACCATTCTTTTGAATAAATGGTATGTTGCGAATTGGTCGTTAACTCGTCTTTTGCATGCTTACGTAGCTTAATTTCAATAAGAGACTTTCGCTCAGCATACTCATGATCATCGACAAGCCCGAGGTCCATTAATCTCTCAAGATATTCTAACTCGGCCATTAATAGGTCAAGTGCTTGTTCTTCAAATAATTTTATGTATTTCAAACTCTATTATTATTTTTTGGCAGCAGCACCAGCCGATCCTGAAGTTCCAGCAGAACCCACATTAAGGGCTGCACCGAACTGAGGCTTATAGTTTTTTAGTAAAGAATCCAATTGCATGGCTTTTTCTTGGGCCTGCTTCTGTAAATTTAGATCTTGAGTTGCTCTATATTCAGATTGAGCTTGGACTAATTTTGCAGTTAGTGCGGCTTTAACCTTGGGTTCAATTTCCTTTTCTTTAGCATCCCTTTCTGCTTGAGTAGTAACCGAGGCCTGCGCATCAAGTAGAGTCTTGATTGTAGCATCTTGACCGGCCGCAGCCTGTAAGGCTGGGTCGTTTATCATTCGTAAGTAGGCAGCGACCTGTTGTACACCAGCCGCTTGCATTGCTTTATCGAAACCAGCAGAAGCGGCTCCGAAAATTTTATCAGCAGCACCGCTACTCGAAGTCCCAGCTTTCCCAGCTGAACCGGCTGAGCCGGTTGAGCCTGCTGAGCCAGTAGAATTGACTCCATCTAAAATATCAGAGATTGCATCGATCTTTGCAGCCCCGTCCTGTTCAGTTACTTTGAATCCGTATCTAGCTGAAAACGCATAGTTAGATTCGCCGTTTGGCAATTGTTCTAGGGTTCCAGACTGAAGCTTTAATGCAGTTCCGCCGATAGTTTTTAATTTAGAATTGACTGCATTATCTGAGATTGTTAACATGACCACTATATTACTGCCTTTATCTGCTATCTGTGCAGCATCAGTTATGGCCATCATCTTGCCAAGTTTTTTATTAGACAATTTAAAGATTTTTAGATAATCAGTCCATTTAACTTTGCCCGTATCTGCGAAAGTTGTCATTGGATCAGTAGCACCTTCTCTAATGAACGATTCAAATAATTTTATGTATTTTGGCATTTATTGAGTAATTTATTTCAGGTTTATTTATTCTAACCGAACACTCTAAGAATTATCGAAGCCCAGTCCTGGATAACGTTTTTCTTAATTTGACCTTGGCATCATGAACGTTTGACTTGACGGCACCGACCGTTGTACCCATGCGAACCGCTGCTTTATCGTAAGATAGTTCCTCGTACACAACCAATTTAAAAGCAAGTCTTTGACGCGCTGGTAACCTATCCACGAGATCTCCGATTAGGCTCAATGCTCTATGGTCCGAATAACGATCCTTAACTGCAGCCTCGTAATTTTCAATGTCTTGACAGTTTTTTACCTTGTCCTTAACTAATCTAATCCAGTCAATGGTTTCATTACGAACTACTTGTGCAAGCCATGCAGCAAATGGGCCGGCGCCTTTCCACTTATCCAAGTTCATAATTACCTTTGACAGCCCCTGACCGACTGCTTGATCAAGATCATCTTTCTCAGTTAAGTATTTTCTAGCACTTTTATAGGCAAGAGGTTTCCAAGTATTCCATAATTCAGATAGCGCACGTTCATCACCGGCGCGAGCAGCATCGACCATGGGGTCCATGTAGCGCGTATTTAGATCCATAAGTAGGATTAATATACTAAAATAAGTTAAGCTGATTTAATGATGCTTGCCAAAGTTTTGGCACGATCTCCGACTTGTTTTGCCCATTTTGAGTTAATCATTTCTTGAGAAGCGGCAAGGAAGTCCTTATTTTGAATATGAGATAGAAATTTCTTGAATCCAGATAATCTAGGCATTCCCAGGTTAAACGCCATTTCGGTTAAAACGCCTTGAACCTTTGGAGGTAGAGTCGGCATGTTTGGAACAAGTGCCTGTGCACTAGTTTTTGCCTGTGCAAGATCAGTAAAGAATAGAGCATTTATTTGTTCTTGAGTTAATGACGACTTACCGGCCAAGATCTTTTCAAAATTTGCTCCAACTTTTTTCAATTGAGCAGCTGCATCTGGACGCGTAAGATTAAAACCTATTCCGACCGTTGGAATCCCTTCAGAGTCCGGGTACACGGAAGGTCTTGAGTCTTCGTGTTTTATTACACGATCCTTGATTGAAGCAAGGATTGGGTCAATCGGTGGAGGTGGTGATTTAAAAGAATTAAGGTACTGTTCAAGCTTAACGTTCCGGACGTGAGTCATTATCATGTTCTTATATCTAGCATCTAGAATTCCAAGTTCTCCATTGATTGCATCGCCAACGCTTGGATATTCCCATTTTTTTTGCGGATCGGCATGACCTGCTTTCAGTATTTGGTTTACCTTAATTAGCGAGGCTACATCAGGAATTGAAGTTATTGCTAAAGTTAATGTAGCCTCATCTGTACCAAGACCGGCGGAAGCCGTCTGAATTTGTGCAGCAATTTGGTCGACGGTTAACGCTTCATTGATCCAGCTTTCAAATAGTTTTACGTGCTTCATTTAAAGTTACTAATTATTTACCTAGTTATTTATTTTAGCCTAGCTTACATGTAAGCTTGAATAAGGAAAACGTACTCAAACCAACCGATATCGTCAATACCATAGGACTCATATATGTGTTCTCTAATTCGATCAATTTCGTTGGAGTCTTCGTCTGAATTGACATCTATGTAGTGTGCAAATAGTTCATCAAACTTGGCCTTTAATGTATTAATCGCAGTGCTTACTTCAGGATCATCCATCCATTCTTCAGTTAACTCCTGATATCTTTCTTCAAGAGGTGCAGAATAGTTAGTTAGCCCTAGCTCTCTAAGACGGGCCTTGTCGTCCTTAGTAAGGTCTTCGTTAATAAATTGATTGAATGCTTTTAAATTTTTCATAAGTGATTTATTATTTTGAGCCTGTTTTTTGGGTGCCTAACTTGACTGCGATCTGCTTTGAGATTTCAATGTCTTGATCGGTCGCTCGATTGATTGCCTCCTTCTCCATTCGTCTCATGAAGTCCGGAAACTCGGCTCCAATCTTGAGCACGCATTCGGTCCAAGGTTTTGGATCGTATTCTCTCTTTCCAGTATAGTACTCACGAGCAATCTCGCCAGCAATATCATTGTCCAAATATACAGTATCCTCTCCAAGTTTGAAACTTGCCTCAACTGTTGGATAATCCTCCATTGAGATTAACCATTGGCACGATGTCCCGTTCTCAAGTTCAGCCCAACACTTCACGCTCTGCTCAGTCTCTTCGCACTCCACTATCTTTTTTACCTTAGTTGCCAACCAGTCTTTAAAAGATTTAGGTTCCTCAACAACCTGTGAGTCAGTCGTAGTTTCAGTCGTGTCCTCTTCAGGTTCTGTTTGAGCAGGCTCCTCTTCAGGCTCGGCTTTAGGCTTAGCCTTCTTCTCCTGCTTCTTGAACGGCACAGGTTCATGAGCTTGATCCGCTGCGAGTTCCATGTCCTTAAAGAAGTTCTCGTATAGTTTAACGTATTTCAAATTATGGTTATTCAATTTTAGTAATCGTGTTGAATTATTGTCTATTTATTAAACCTAGACCTCATCAAGCCAGTCCGGTTCGTCCAGAATCTCTAGCATTTCCTGGTATGAGTATGGTCCATCAGCCGTTGTTAAGAGTTGAATGCACTGAGGTATTGTATCTTCCCACTTAACAAAGGTTTTCGTACCGTCTAGTGATAGCCTAACCGTATCGGCACCGGTCTCTAAGACCTCTTCGAAATTAATCTTTGATAATTCTGAAACATTGAATATTATGAACTGTCTTTCCATTCAAATGATGTATTATTTTAAATTCCAAGTCTGCCTCTTTGTGCATTGAAATTTTGCAGTACTTGAGCTGAGGTTAGGGCTCGAGTATAGAGCCGAGCAACGTTAACCCGGATTGGTGAGAACCCAACCGGAGAAGTAGTATTCGGCCTAGCTGCAAGCTGTATTCGAGCGACCGTATTTGATATTGAGTAAGTTGAAGAGGTCGTCTGCTTTAGAACACCATTACGATAAAACATTAGGTTAGTGCCGTCATATACTGAAACTATTTGATGCCAGGTATTATAGAAACTACCGGTTGGAATTATCTCACCGGCATACGCAGTAACTGCACCGCCAAATCTTTCGCCATATAAAATAACATTACCTGCACTCACGCTCGCGGAGTTCTGTGAGTACCACAATCCCCAACCTGCGTTAAAACCTGAAATAACTGTGTAACTCGAAAAAATTGGGTAATACGCTGTTGTACTGGCTGCACCAGTATAAAACCAGATCTCAGCTGTGTAGGGCTGAGTGCCGTTAGTGCTAAATGCTGCATTGTAAGCACTAGTAGTTAAGTAATCATTCGTGCCATCAAATGACCAATACGATGCTGCTCCAGCTGAAACAAACGCTGGACCGTTTGTCAAGTTTTGATTAACTACTGACCTGCCCATATCATTCACCACAGTACCGGTACGTGGATACGAAGGTGCAAAAGCAGCATCAACTGACCATACTAAGTTAGTTGTATTAACTGTTTCATAATCTCGATCAATTACCATCTTATCGGTTTGGCCGTAATAGTATTGTAACGCAAGTGCGGCACTAGCATAGGTTGTGCCTGAAATCATAGCTGTATAATTTACTAGCTCTGCATCGTTTGCAGCAACGTAAATTGATGGGCCTCCGCTTGCTTTATTTAGATATATCGTGTAGCCTCCAGCAGGTGGCGTGATTCCATTCCAATAGTCGGTTGATGACGTTGGTCCCTTATCAATGTCGCCGGCTCCTATCCAGTAATTTGACTTTTTAAGAGCTTCGGTCTGGGTTGTCGCACTGTACTTTACTACATTTGGCATTATTTAGATTTCAGTGTTTTTTGGATTTGAGCCTTGAGCTGCTTAAGCTTGGGTAGAGTCTCGTCCTCTACTTGAACCGGCTCAGGTTCCGGTGCTCTGGAATATGCAAGCTCACCGTCTCCTCCGCCTGTACCTTGATCAGGTCTAGCCTTCATCATTTGCTCTCGACGACGACCTGCAAGAGCAGCCTTACGCTGGGTCTCCTCGATCATGCCATTCACGAGGCCCATGATCTCTTGCTGTTTTTGTATGAGGTTCGCTGTACACTCGCTCTGGCCCTGAACCAGCTCGGCGTTAAGAGTATTGATACGCGAGGTAAGCTGCAGAATCTGAGCTTCTTGAGCCTTGAGCTGGGTTGCCTGGCTCACGAGCCTAACATTAAGCTCGTCACAGGTGTTTGTATTTGAGTCTATGATTGATGGACCTAGACTCACGAGCACAACTGTAAAGACGAGTATGAGTAGGGCCGTGATTCGCT